GTCTCACATATATAATGATGTCCTAATGTAGAGTCATCTAAGTAAAAATCCATTTCCCAAAGGTTATATGTATCTGCACTCCCAAACTCATACTCAAGCACACATCTACCATTGTTCTTAAGTATAAACTGCCTTATAATGTCATAATTAGCGTAAGCATTGCCAGTGAATACTAATGTTGCTGTAATATCCTTTTGGGAGATGGTTTGATTATTCACATATCGTCCATTATCGGACTCAGAAAAGGTGAGGTCATATCCTAACCCTAATCCTTGCCAGTCAGTCGCAAAGTGGTTTCGGTTATTCAAGTCTATATATGAAGATTTATCTCTGTTCCATAATTTGAATTTCCGCATGCCCTCACCTCCTAGAATTGTTCAGCTAATCGTAAATTGATTTGTCTTACGACTTCATCATAGTCTAGTTCCTCACCAAAGTTTTGAATCGTTAGGTTGATGTTGAAGTTTTTCACGGAATTATCGGTGTAGTTCTTCACGTTCGATATATTAGAGAGTGTGCTTTCATTGTTGGTAATGATGTTTCTCATCCATTCTTGCTCTTGTAGTGCTTTTGATGTTGTGGTCGTAGTTAGCGTATCATTAATGCTCCGGTTGACTTCGACATCAAGCACTTTTTTATTGTCTAGTTTCAGTATCTTTCTTATCCAATCCCACACCATTTCAAGTTTCTCTATTAGTGGTTCAAGAGCATTAACGATAACTTGGAAAATAGATCTATAAAGTTTCATAAACATAACTTCAATTTTGACCAATATATCAAATATCGGATTAAGAATAGCAAACAATACCTCAAGTGCAACTGATAGTAGGTCAATTATTGGTATAGCAAATTGTGCGATTATATCAACTATTGGCATCAGCGTACTTATGAATGTATTAATTATCTTGATGAGGGCACTTAAAATGGGTTGTAATCCCCGCATTATAACTCCGATGAGATTATTAATACTCTCTCGGAACTGTTCATTCTTAGCGTACATAATGGCCAACAATCCAATGATAATTCCAACTGGTCCTAATGCTCCTTGTATCGCACCACCTAATTTTGCAATCATTGGAATCATGTTCCCTATCCCGCTAGAGATTTTCCCTACAATAAGGAGCACTGGTGCTAGTGCCGCTACTACACTGCCTACTCCTACTATCATGCCTTTTGCCGAGTTTGATAGATTATTAATCCATTCCACGAATTTTTGCAAATTAGGGACAATCTTTTCTTTGATAAATCCCGCTATTGACTCAAATACAGGCAGGAATGCTACTCCAATTTGTCTTGCTACATTTGCGAAGGCGGTTTTGATACGGTTCATTACATTATCAAACTCTGCTAATTTTCCGATCTGTTCATCTGTAAGATATCCTAATGCATCAAACTCTTGATTTAGTGCGTCTAATGCGTCAGCACTCTGGATTAATGGGATTAGGTCTTGCGCGAGTCGTTCTCCGAATATTTGGTTAGCTAATGCCACTTGAAGTGTTGAGTTTTCTATCATATTAAGACGCTTAATGGTTTCCATGAACATATCTTCTTGAGAACGTGTGGAGATATCCTGAAGTGTAAATCCTAGGGTTTCTAAGGCTTTCGTAGCATTATTGGTTTGTCCAAGTAATGCTTCACCCATTGCTCCTCGAAGTGCTGTAAATCCTTTTGTAAGTCGTTCATTTTCTACATCAGTTTGCATGGCTATGTACTGGAACCGTTGCATTTGCTCTGCTGTAAGGTCGAATTTGTCTGCTAAGGTTTGGATTTCATCTCCATAATCTACAGTTTTCTTAGTTAATGCGGTTATACTCGCTACTACTCCAGCTGCGGTAGCTGAAATTGGCGCTAATTTTTGTCCAAGTTGGCTGACCTGGTTTCCGAAATCTTTGAAGCCTTTACCAAGGTTCTCTAAGCGTATCTTGTCTAGATCTTCGAGTTGTTTCTTTAGTTTTTGAACCGCTGTTTCGGTTTTTGTAAGTTCTACCTGCCATTTGCGATATTCTTCCTGGTTCTTCTCTGTAATTCCTGCTTCTTCCATGTGTTTTAATCTGTTTCTTAATGCTTCTGCTCTTTTTTCTGTTTCTTCTATTGCTTTCCTAGTTAATTCTTGTGCCTTAATAAATTTTTGTGGGTTCCACTCCAATTGCAATGATTCAACTAATGCTTGTGCTTCCTTTTTTGTACTATTAAGTGACTTATCAAAGTCTTTTAATTCTTTCTTAAATTTCGATGTATCGGCCGAGAATTCTATTGTGAGACCTCTTATTTTTTCTGCCACATTATACACCTCCTATATGAGGCAGTTTGCCAGTAAGCCATAATGCAGCCTGATCTCCATCAAGTTCTATGACTTCATCATCTATGGTTTTATTTCGTAAATAAGTTTCAATCTCATCTCTTTGAAATTCGATGATAAGAATTAGTAAGTCACTAAACGATAATGATTTTATAAGTTCAGGTGCTATTTGATACTTGATGCAAAGTTTAAACACTCTTAATACAAAAGGCAGGTCGGAATCTTCTTTTTTACTACCTTGTATTTTCTGCGATAATTTCGATAGATTCTCGACCTGCTTCATTAGTTTTTTCCAACCGACCTCTGTGATAACTCAATGACTTTGACAGTTTTATCTAAAATTTCTTGTGCTATTTCGAAATCAAACAACTTAAGAAAATCTTCAAATGTTGGTACTTCTTTGCTTTCTAAGAAACAATATAATACTTTTAAGATTAATCTGAAGTTAACTGCTACTTCCTGTAAATTTTTAGGATTAAGATTTGCAACTTTACTAATAAATTCCATAAATGTAGGATGTCCTGGTACTCTGTCCCTAATATATCTTTCATATCGTTCTTCAGCATATATTGAAAAGTCGAGACTAAAGTCTATGTATTTCTTTTCAGTTTTTATGTCAACTAATTCACCATCTTGATATATTGGTGTTCTAACGAGCGTTGGTAATTTAATATACAAATTTCATCCCGTCCTTTTATGCTTGAGGTTTTTTCTTTGGTATAGGAACAGAGTTTCCAAATGTCGCAAATCCTGGCATGTCTGGTGTGCAAGTAATAAGCCATACTTTTCTGGTATTACCATTTTCATCAATATATAATGTTTCGCCATCAGAATTGAGAATGTATTCTCCATTGATGGTTAATGACAGATCATAGTTATTGATCGTTTTTGAATCTTGTGTTTGTGTATATCGTTCTGCAGGTTTTCCACTTGTAACATTAAGAAGCCATGTCTTGCTTGTAGTTCTTCCTCCACTTTCGTCTTGTGCTTCAGTTTCGAAGTAAATAGCATGTGGAATAGATGAGATTTGTTCAATGCTAGCAAGACCTGCTTCTAATTCCATTAAGCGTCCCATATCTTTTTCATATTGGTCCTCAATATATTTCATTGTTAGCGTACCAGTAAGTCCTTGGTCGCTAGTTAGAGTGAACATTCTTTGCCCGTCAGCATATTCATGTTGTTCTGAATATGTTGGTTCAAAGACAATTTCATGTGCACCACCAATAGATTTCACTTCTTGAGAGTATGTTCCATCAGTGTTACGCAAAGAGTATTTTGCGTTTTTAATGTTGAATTTAATTTTTGGCATTAATATTTACCTCCTTTTAAGTTAATGTAAATTCAAATATCGTTTGAACTCTTTCAATATCATCGTAATAAATTGGTCTAGTAACAGAAAAAGAGATACCGGCTTCCATGAGTATCTCCTTTACTTTTCTAGCTAGCTGTTTTTTATTTTCCTTGTTCTCAAACACATCTAATTGAATGTTGTACTCCCAAATAATTGGTACTCCGTCAGAATGTTCTAAGGGTGTCATGGACTCGCTATATACAATATACTGCTTTGGTACTGGTACATCTAATGCTACATCTTCGAATATTTTCACATTAAGCGATGATAACATTTCTTTAATTTTTTCAAACATTCTAGCCACCCCTTAAACTATTAGCGATAATTCTGACATACTTTTCTTCGTTGCTATTAAATGTTGGGCGGATAAATGGTTCTCTTCTCATAAATTTGCCGTCCCTTTGAGTCCAGCCATATTCAAGGAGATGGACAATGCGATATTTGGGACCAAAATGTACAATTCGGACTTTATTACCACTACGAATACTTACTGATTTTTGAACTAATTCTCTTAAATGCCCATATTGACTTGTATACTTGTTTGGAGTATGTCCTAATGGAATATTAGGTGTTAAGTCTTGAATAAACTCATTTGACACTTTTTCCATTGCATTATCAATATTTCCTTCTAGTTCTTTCTCATATGTGTCTAGTTCTTTAGCGATTATTTCCTCTAGTTTATTTGCAATGTCTCTTAATGCCCATCTATCACTCATAATCCCATCTCCCTACATGTGAAACGGATAATTTTTCTTTTCCCATCTATATCAATTGGTGGAGTAATAATTTTTAACTCTTTATTACCTAAAAAAACAGTTAAACTCCTATCGATTCCTGGTCGATATCTGATATGTATTTCATGAGTTATTTCCGCTTGAACTGCTTTCGCTTCTAGCATTTGCTTACTTGATAATGTCCTAATATCCGCCCATGCTTCACATACATCATAATAATTGCCTTCTTCATCTTGCTTTTTGAAGACTATCCGTTTGTTAAAGTTAAATTGTCTTGCCATTATTTCACCGCCGGATAGGATAGTGCTAATTTTTGAAGATTCATGTGATAAATAGGTGGAAGTTCTACATTATCGAACATCGTACGACAGTAAAGTTTGATTAGATCTTTTACCCTTGCGTCTTTCGCTTCTCTAATAACCTCTTCTGCAATACCACTAGATTTCATATCTTCAATGCAAGACATGATGTAATCCAGTAAGTTTTGGTCATGCGAAAAATCATCTTCTTCAAGTCCAAGATAACTCTTCACTTGAGGTAATAATTCAGAAACTAAGATATCCATACTATCTCACCTCTTTTGATGCAAAAGAGGGAGAGGCATCTCCCTCTTATTGAGCATCTGAGCCTTTCACAAGTAATAATACACCTTGAGTATCAGCTAACTTCCCATCTAAAATTGCAGTTGCTTTGTGTACCCATTCATCAGTATCTTCATCGAAATAGCGTCTATAAGTCAATTGCAAATTAGAGTTGATGATATAATCTCTTAAGTTCACAATAATTCCGAATATTTCATTAGTTGATGCAGCATCAAAAGCTGGCAAATAATCTTCTACTGGAATAACTTCTTTACCCTTGAGACTATAAGTTTCTTGTCCGTTAATTCCGTAATTCACACGAGCGATAGGTTGTCCAACTTGGTCCACTGCTCCAATAATGTTACCCTCAAATGTTTCATTATTAAGAATGATTGAAACCCCATTGCGTTTAGCTAGAGGGATTTTTGCGAAAACCTTGGACCATTTTTCCCAAGAACCGATTTCACTTGGTTTTACACTGATCTTTTGTGAAGATGGAATATTAGAATTCCAAGAGTTTAAAATTCCTAATGGCTTACCATTGCCATCTCCATTAATGATCGCATCTTCAATTGCGATAATCATTGCTTCATAAATATTGTCTACAAGAGTTTGCTCAAATACTGGCAATGTAGTAGTTTCAGCTTCAAGCGTTACCGCAACACGAACTTGTAATTTATGGTAAGCAAAGATTACCTTACCACTCACTGTTTTCTTTTGCTTACTTGCTACAGTACCTTCTGAAGTCCAGACAGCGGTTGGCTTTGTGTCAGATACAGGGATTTCAACGCCACCCTTATAATTAGTGATAGTTACACGTGAGAAGATATTTCCATAGAATTTTAGTTTTTCGATAATTTGTGCAACTAAAGTTGTAGGAATTACTGCCCCAACATCTTCTGTTATAGTTGCGTCAATAGTTGCGTCACGAAATTCTTTTGGAATAGATGTACCTCTAAGTACATAGTCCTTAAATGCCTTACGATACTCAAGAGTTTCATAAATATTTTGCATATTTTTTTCCTCCTCATTTGGTTTTCTAAGTGTTCTGACTTCGCTTTCGAAAATTGATTTGGCTGTATCTAATTTATTTTGTAGATTCTTTCTTTCTTCTTCAAGTGCTGCAATCTTTTGGTTTGTATCATTATCTGCTTGTTCAATTTGGTCTAACTCTTCTTTTAGTAGTTCAAGGTCTGCTTGTTGATCATTTAGTAAAGTATTACGAATTTCAAGTTTTCGAGTTTTTCTTTGTTCTTTCTCGTTTTGTATTTTTCTTAATTCTTCTTCAATCTCAATCAAACGTTTTTCGATAATCATTTAGTCGCCTCCTTTTATTCATAAGTTCTAAGTAATAATTCTCGCCGCCTTTTCTCCCTATCCAGGGTTTCCTTCTCAACCTCCGCCAAGAAGTATGAGCGAGCATATATTGAAGTGGTTTCGTATGCCGGGGTATCCACCGCCGACACGTCCCACAGTTTAGCAATTTTCTTTATACGGCGGGCTCTCGTTTCACGGTCATACTCATCCTCTTCGACCGTAAAGGCAAAAGACATTTTATCGACGTCGCCCCGCTTAATCAGTTCATAGAGGTCTTTTCCTGTGGTTGTCTTTGCGAGATTGGCCCTAATAAAAAGCCCCTTGTCGTCGGGGATGAGTTCAAGGGTTTTGTTCCGTGTTCTCGCCATAATCATGACGCTATCCGAGTGATTATACTTAAATGGGACATCCTTAAGATCAGCTTCGTCTAATGCGCCACGCTCTATAACTTCGTAGTACTTAACACCGTTATATTCGTAAAGCATGGTTGGTTGATCAAAAACGATTGCATAACCCTCGACAATTAAATCATCACTCTCCGTTTCTGCCGCTCGTATTTCCATCATCCGGAGTTCCTTTTCCATTTTTTTCATTTTCTTCCTCCTTTCCTTCTGTACTTATTAATTCTGCTTTTCCACCAACTGCGAGGATGAATTCATCACCACCATCTACAGGTGCAAGATTGAATATTTCACGTATTTCATTTCTCGTGAATATAGCAAAAGGTGCAGTTTCTTTCACGATTTGCACCTTTGTTTTTGCACTTGCATATTGAAGTCGATTAGCTTCAAAAATTACTTGATTACCAAACCCTCGCTCTCTAGGTGTAAAAATTTTATTCGTAAACTCTAGTGATAATTGGATAGCTAAAGGTTCAATAACTGATTCATAAAATGCATCCCAATCTTCTTCACTATATTTTGAAGTGATTATGTTTTCGTTAAGATTGAAGAAGTTGTATACTTTTTTCTCAATTACTGTAATTTGATTTGAATCCACCATTATTGGATTGAGATCTGTTTTGATGAATTCAGCCTTTGTGTCTAATGCCCCAATTCCTCCTTGATTATCTGAATTAAGATATTCTTGGACAAATCTATCTCTATCTCGTTTGATATCCTCTGGCTTTAAAATGCCATTATATTTCAAAATACCTCTTAAAGATGTACTAAGTTTGATGGCGTTTTGTATACCTTCATCAGTTGTTTTAGCTAGTTGTAATATTGGTTTTATCGTACGTGTTGCAGGACTACCGAATATTTCATCATTTTTGTAAAATCGGCGCAGATGAATTACATTCTCATAAGGAACAACAACTTTTCTGCCATTTTGAAATTGGTATCTCACATAAATATTTCCTATACCGTCTTCAAGAAACT